AGATCTACTGATGGGTGAAAAAAAAGCTGTTCAGCCAGCAGAAGATAACAGCGAGGTTGTAAACAATCCCCCTAAACAACCCAAAGGAAAAATTTTAGACACTTCTGGTGTTGTTGGCGATCTTCAAAAAGCGTCTGATGAGAAAGATGCTGCGTTAAACCTTGCAACTCTTGAAGGTGCAGAGAATTTCACAGATAACTATTATCTAATTCAGATCTTAGACAGTATTAAAGGTTTAGCTTCTTCTACTGTTTACAAAGGTTGGACCTCTTTGTCGCAAACGGAAAGTGGTAGAAACCCTTCATTCTTGAAAGCGTATTTTCAAGGTTGGGACAAATTTACTTCAATGACCACAACTCAGGCTAGTTTGTTAGTCCCATATTTTAGATTATCTGTGGTGCAAAGAGATAAAAAAAATGCAAGATGGTCAGAAATATCTGCAGAATATGACGTTTTACTACAGGGCACATATGCTGGTTCACAAAATCCTAACTCTGCACTTTCAGAACAATACAATGAGCCAACTTTAGGATTAAAAGACTTCAGCTTTAAAAAAGAAGCCCATATGGATAAGGGCAAAAGAGCATCAACTACTGCAACAATTAAGTTTTTTGGAAACAACCTTTCAATTTTTCAGAGATCGCCATACAAAGAAATGCTCGCCAGAGTTAATACAAATTTTGGTATGAAAATAGTTGTTGGATGGTCTGTATCTGACAGAGCAGCACAAGAGCATTTCCCTCCAGGCTTTAAGCAAACCATTAGGGCTGCTAGAACAGTTCTTTACATGCAGACTACGAGAAATGAATTTGATTTCAATCAAGACGGTACGTTTACTGTCACATTAACTTGCGCAGGTTCAACTGATGATTTTATCAGAGAGTTTGATTTGCTTGGCCCAATGGAGGGCCTTAGAGCATTGACAGCTGCCGCCAGACAAGCTGAAGCAAATATAACAAACCCTGGAAACAAAAAAACTGATGGTGAAGATGAAAAATTAAACAGTGTTGATGAAAGCAAACTTAATGACCCAGAAAAAAGAATTTCTACTGATGAAAACTTAAGCATTGACAAGATTGAGGAGGTCTTGACGGATTCCACCAAAGCCGCAGTTGCTAACAATGATGATTTGACTCAGGAACAAAAGGATAAGTTTGTCAGAGAAAGTGTAGAGGCAGGTTTGGCCGAGGCTAAAAGAAGTTATAACGGCGATTCGCCTGAATATTTTACAAAGTCTGATCTTGCAGATCGTTTTAATAAGCTTGTTACCCAAGAGGCAATCGCTGTACAAAAGCAAAGAAGTCAAGAGAGGATGTCAAGAATACAGTTTCTTCTTTATAAGAATAAATATATAAGGTATGTAAAAGTTGGTAAAGAAGAGTTCCAAAAAAATGCTGGAGCTACTCTTGCTGCTATTCCAGGCAGACAAAAGCTTCTAAAGGCTCAGCTTAAAGCTATAGAGGCAGAGATGGATTTTTACAAAAAGCTATATGGTGAGTTTGATGATGATGGAAATAGAGTTTCAGATGGTTTGCTTCTTGCAGGCGAAGACGGACTTGCTGATAATGTAACTTTAGGAAATATGCTTGCATCAGGCGCAACCCTGGGTATGTATAACGTAAAAATCGGATCGGAAACTATGGACTCAATGGAGGCTGAAAACAACAGAGAACAAATCAAGTTTACCAACAGGCAAGGGAAGTCTGTTAACTTAGATGAAGCCCTAGAAGAAAGAGGCATGCTACTTGGGAGTGCTGGTTTTACGGGTATTTTCAACCTGAATTATGGTTCTCGGCAGGAAGAAGCACTTGAAAACATAAATAAGGCAAAGGCAGAATTAAAAGAACTAGAAGCTTCTGACCCCACCAGCGCTGAAGCGACACAGTTAAGAATACTTACAAATATTGCAATGCAAAAATATACTAGCGAAGTTGCCGAGCACTATTCAGCTATCCCTGATATGCTTGGTGCTGATAAATTGGTTGAGGCAGCCGAGTTTGAGCAGCGCCAAACCTCAATTGAGATGGATTTCTGGTTGTCGTTGCGAAGAGAGCAAGCATTAGAGCAACTCGCAGCCCTGGAGAAAAGTATAGCTGATGGAACACCACCGCCTGAACCTACAGTCCTGGGAGTTGTTGAGGGAACTAACTCTGAAAAGGCAGAAGTTTCCGAAACCAGCACTGGTGAAATAGATCCATTATCAGAAGAGAATACCAGAACTCATTATATAAGTTATTTTTTCCTCGGAGATCTTATAAATGTTCTTTACGAAATGGCGGCACTTGATGGAAGATCAGCTGCTATGCCATACATGCTTATAGGTAGCATGGTCTATAATCAAGATTTAGTTGCTGCGTCAAAAACATATAGAAATGTAAAGCAACAACAAAATGGCAGCTTTCAAAGAAAAATGATTGAGATGGCTCAGATACCTATAAGTGTAAAAAGGTTTAATGCGTTCTTCCACAGGCATTATGTACAAAAACTATACAACAGAGTAAACTTGTCAGTTTTTTTAAAAGATGTCTTTTCAATATTAGTAAGACCAATATTTTCAGGTGAGGCTTTTGGGTTAAAGTTGAGAAAGCCGACTTTTAATCATATAAATTTTACATCTGGTGAGATGACTATGCCAGCTTATCAAAAAATGTCTGGTATTCCACGAGCTAACATGTCATCTATATCACCTAGCACGTTTTACAAGCCTGAAAACACTACTCAAGCAAAAGGATATATTATGGTTACTTCAAATCTTGTTCATCAGGCAAATGGTAATGGTAATTTTGCGAGAGATTTTCAACTTAATATACCACATTATTATCTAGGGGCTGATAGGGGTGTAATCAAAAATGTTAACTTTACAGCTGTCAGAAATAAGAAGGATGAAGCAGACAGAGTTGTTAAAGCTAGTACTCCCCAGTCTGATGGAACAGATCCACAAGGTCCTGGCGGTATAGGTTTAAAAGTTTTGAAAACTCCATATGATGTTTTTGTTACGACAATTGGAAATCCAATGATGAGCCCAGGTGGTACATTTTATTTGCTTCCAACAGTCCCTGGTAAAAATAACGCGGTGGCCGCAAGGGAATTAGGGCTTGGAGGATATTACACCACCATACACATAGAAGGACACCTTTCAGAGGGCGGCACTTATGAAACAATGGCAAATGCTAGAAACACTTTAAATCAATTCCCACAGGGTAAAGCAAGTAATGAAAAAGATAACAAAACTAACGAGTCAAAAGAAATTGACCCTAAATCTAAAGTAGGAGAGAATGATTAATGATACCATTTCCATATGTAAAAGGAAAATCTAAACCATTAATGTCTTATTACGGGTCTAGACAACAAAACAAAATAGTTTATAACTTACTGAAGAACGCAGGCGGCGGTCAGGGCCCTCTAAGCAAATTTTTTATTGACACTTCTTCTGGAACGCCTTTAAACCATCCGTTTTATGGTAAAATTAATCACCTTGGCCAACCAGTTGTAACGCTTACGGAGGGTATATTTGGTAATTTGCCATCACCAGATAGGCCAGTAGTTTGTTTGGATTTTGTTGCCAATTCTTTTGGCACATCTAAATCACTTTTTGATAACTTAATGTCTTTAGATCCAAGAGTTATTGGAGATTGCTCAACTAGAAATTTTAATAGCGCTGCTGGATTTATAAAAGGAATTTCAGAAAATAAGATGAGGGTTTATCGCGGTTGGCAAAGCTCTGGAAAATTACACAATGATCACCTTATTGATGAAATACTTCCTGTTTTTCTATCAAAATATGTGTACCCTGCTCAATCTGAAATAAATTCAATAAATGATTTTATGAATTTGTTTATAAATTTTACAAGAGATGTCGGCAAAGATTGCTTAATAACCTTTACGTCTTTTGTTTTGTCACCTAAAAATCCTATTCATAGCACTGGCTTAGCATTTGATATTATGCAAGCAGATGCAAATGATCAGCAAGCCAGGATTGAAATGATGAGATCGGATGGTTATCAAAATTTAGTGACAACAATGAATAGAGGTGGTTTTAGGTGTAGTGTTAGATCTCCGTGGACAATGGTTGCAGACCTATCTTCTAAAGAGATGCAAAAGAAAATGGCAGAAGTCGGCATTGAAACACCAGAGCAGATGTTTGAAGAATACTATATTCAAACCTATATTCTTGACCAAAAAAGATTAACTGATTTTATCTTACAAGCATATTATAGTTTCATAAGTAAGATTAAGAATGTTTCAAAAAACAAATATTGTCCGAACGGCTCCCTAGATTATGTTTCAAACAAAGTTCGCGATGATTTTGGTAAGTCTGGAAAAGAACTTAAACAAGATATGGATGATAGATTGTTGTTACAAGTGTACTTGGAGGCACGCATAAAAGAAGCTCCGATAGAAATTAATTCTATTTTTATGAACAGGATTTTAAATATGGCGCATGCGTCATCCAAGAAGAAAAATCTAACTGAAGGTTTTAAAGTGGCTAACAGGGAGATGTTAAATCTTGATATTAGATTTTTAAAATTAAAAGGTGCTATCGTCCCTTCATACTTGACATCACCTGATTCTTTTGATAGTATGGAAGAAGAAAAAACAATTGAGCAAATCGCTACGTCCAAAAGTTTTCAAACAGGCGTCGGCGGTAGTGGTATTGCTCCAGGTCAAAGCACTTCTGGTGGTTCATCTGGTGGTTCATCTGGTGGTTCATCTGGTGGTTCTTCGGGCGGCTATTGAAATGAGGTTTAATGTACTTTCAGGTTATTGATAATAAGATTGAATGTATTGGGCACTACCACGAAAATAAATTAAAATTTGAAGACATTGATCAGGATTGTAAACGAACATGGAAGTACTCTCCATCTCTTATAAATAAAGAAGTTGAGTTCGCTGAAGTGTTCGTTAACGGTAGTTCATACAGAGACACCTGCCCAGCTTTGTTAAGAGACAGATTAGGCAGGGCTGAGCAGAAAATGTCTGCATTTGCAAAATCAATTCGCACATCTGATATTGATACAAGGGATCATTGTATATTTGATTTAGTTCCTAGCAAAGCCATATGTGAGTTGCTTGAGTGCAAAAATCAAATAACAAAGCATGTATTTGAAAATTACAAGAAGCCACAAAATTATGACTTTATTGTTGACATTGTAAAATTTGTTGGTAGTGTGGGTTGCAGTGAGGTAAATATTGACTTCGCAGAATTAAAGAAAGATTATCACATTGAGAAAGCCAGAAGGTTTTTGAAAAAAGTAAAGGACAAGCAGCAGTGTGTTGAGTATAATGCATTTGGTGCTAAGACAGGTCGGTTAACAACCAAGCGAAATTCTTTTCCGATACTGAATCTGGATAAGGAAATGAGGAAATACATTAAACCCAACAACGACTTGTTTGTTGAGTTTGACTTCAACGCTGCAGAGTTGAGGACTCTACTAGCTTTGTCGGGAAGAACACAGCCTCGTGGGGATATACACGAGTGGAATACAAACAATCTGCTGGAGCACGGAGGCTCTAGAGATGAAGTTAAGAAGAGAACTTTCGCTTGGTTGTATAACCCTAGAGCCCGAGATTCGGCGCTGGAGAGCCTTTACAATAGAGAGTGGGTCAAGAACAACTATTGGAATGGAACGACCGTTAGAACGCCGTTCTTGCGCTATATTGAAGCTGACGACCATCATGCACTTAACTATATTGTGCAAAGCACAAGCAGCGATGTTTGTCTGGAGCAAGCAATAAAAATAAATAAAATGCTTGACAACTATAAAAGTAATATTGTATTCTTGATGCACGATTCAATTGTTATGGACTTTTGTTCCGAAGAAAGAGGTATCGTGACTGAACTTTTACAAGAGTTTGGAAAAACTAGATTCGGTGACTATGTAGTTAACCTTAGTATTGGAACTGACTTTGGAAACATGAGGAAGATAAATGGATAGCATCATTGGAATTGGCGGCGTCGGCTGTAGGATCGCAAAAAAGTTTGAAGAATATTCACAGTACAGCGTCTACCTTGTTGATGATGATGAGTGGGAAGGTAAAAATACTTTAGTCCTGCCAAAGCAAAGTAGTGTTGAGGACTATGAAAGGAAGTGTCCAAGTGTAAAAAAATTCTTTACCAAGTTGACTGATCAGTCACTGGTTGTTGTTTCTGGGGCAAGTTTAGTGTCAGCCTCTACGTTGGCAATACTAGAACAAATTGCACCAAAGACAAATTTAAGTGTGCTATACGTCCAACCTGAAGTGGACTTGCTTAGTGAAACAAAACAGCTTTGCGAAAGAACAGTAAGAGGCGTTTTGCAACACTATGCAAGGTCGGGTATGTTAGAAAGGATATTCATGGTGTCAAATGAACAACTAGAAAGCGTAGTGGATGATGTGTCCATTGCTAATTTTTACGACAGTTTGAACAACTTTCTTGTATACACATTCCATATGGTTAACGTGTTTAATCACATTGACTCTGTAACAGATACATTCTCTGAGCCTTCGCAGCTTAGCAGAATTTGTACTCTTGGAGTTTTGGATTTTGAGTCAGGGGAAGAAAGATTGTTTTTTCCTCTTGACTTTCAAAATGAAGTAAGGTATTATTACAATGTTACTGAGCAAAGATTAAACAAAGATAAAGGGCTAAGAAAAAAGATTGTGAACCAGGTCAAGTCAAAAAAGACCGACAACAAACAAGTAAGCTTCGGTATCTACGAATCAGAAATGGGATATGACGCTGGGTACTTACTATGTTTTTCTAAGGCCACACAAGATACTGAGATTTAAATCAGGAGGCGGGGATATTTGCCTGTCTTCTTTATAGAAGTGCAAACCAATAGGAGGATTTATTATGGCACTGAATCTAGATAAGATGAGAGATAAGTTAAACACTCTCACAGGAAAAGCAGACTCGTCAAAGCGAGTCTTTTGGAAACCACAAGATGGAGAGAGTAATATTCGTATTGTTCCAACTCCAGATGGAGATCCCTTTAAGGAGTTCTTCTTCCACTACAATGTAGCACAGGGAGGCTTTTTGTGTCCAAAGCATAACTTTGGTGATGATTGCCCTGTGTGCAACTTTGCAAACAAGTTGTGGAACGAAGGTACTGACGACAGCAAGAGAATGGCTAAGGATCTGTTTAAGAAGCAGCGCTTCTTTTCACCCGTTCTTGTTCGTGGAGAAGAGTCTGAAGGTGTTCGTATCTGGGGCTATGGCAAGATGGCTTATGAAAAGTTGCTGACAATCGTTCTTGACCCAGACTATGGTGATGTTACTGATCCAGAGACTGGCAACGATCTCAAGATTATGTACGGTAAGCAGCCTGGAGCTAGCTTCCCTCGTACCGACATCCGTCCACGTCCTCGCAAGTCAGTTCTTTGTGATGATGCAGTCGGCGGTGATGAGCGTTGTGCTGAGTTATTAGAGACCATCCCGTCTTTTGATAACTTATTTGAACGAAAGACAACTGAGGAAGTGGCAGCCATTCTGGATGCTTTCTTAGACGGCGACTCTCAAGATAATCAGGTTGAGAAGTTTAACACAGCCGCACCGTCTTCACCGTCTAGTAACGACAGTGTTGATGCCGCTTTTAATGACTTGCTTGGCAATGGTTGAGGTGATGTGTGAAGGTTACAAAATTGAAAAAACCAGGTAATATATCACTAGACGATGTTCGTAGCCTTTTAAACAAGAAGGCTGGAAGAACTATCGCTCATAACCTCAATGAGGCTAACCCTACTGAGGTTAAAGAGTGGATAGCTACAGGTTCCCGCTGGCTTGATTCTATTATCTGTAAGGGTCATCTAGCTGGTATTCCTGTCGGCAAGATTGTTGAGATTGCTGGCTTGGAAGCGACAGGCAAGAGTTTCTTGGCAGCACAGATTGCAGCTAACGCTCAAAAGATGGGCATCAATGTAGCTTACTTTGATTCAGAGTCTGCTATTGATCCGTCTTTCTTGGAACGTGCTGGCTGCGACCTTAACTCTTTGATGTATATTCAGGCAGAATCTGTTGAGTTTGTCTTGGAGACTATTGAAGAGTTGTTGTCTTCTGGGCACAAGTGGCTTTTTGTTTGGGACTCCTTAGCTCTCACACCTTCTAACGGGGATGTTGAGGGTGACTTTAATCCACTGTCTTCTATGGCAGAGAAAGCTAGAATCTTATCTAAGGGTATGTCAAAGTTGACTGTGCCTATTGCGAATGCTGAAGCTACCTTCCTGGTCCTTAATCAGTTGAAGACTAATATCACTAGGTCTCCCTCTGAGGCAATGACCACCCCTTATGTCACACCTGGTGGTAAGGCCATGCACTATGCATATTCTTTGCGTATTTGGCTGACAGGAAGAAAAGCTAAGGCATCCTTTATTTATGATGAGAACGGTTTCCGTATTGGATCTGAAGTGAAGGTTAAGTTAGAGAAGTCTCGCTTTGGAACTGCTGGAAGAACTTGCAACTTTAAGATTCTTTGGGGCGATGAAGATATCGGAGTCCAAGATGAAGAGAGTTGGTTTGAAGCTATTCAGATTTCGGAAAGGCTCAAGCAGTCTGGTGCTTGGTTTACTCTTATCAAGAACGATGGAACAGAAGAAAAGTTTCAGCGTAAGATGTGGACAGATAAACTAAAGTCTGAAGATTTTAGAGAATCTGTTTTAACAATCATGGATAATGATGTTATCATGAAGTTTGATAAGAGAGAAGGTAAAGCAGAAGACTACTACGATACCGAAGAACAGATCCCACCTGCCGAGGAGTGATTTTCTAAAATCATTTCTTGGACGCATCCCAAGGCAATCCCAAGCCTTGGGGTGCTTTTTTACATTTGGAGTTTACATGAAGAGAGTAATGATTGTTGATGCTTATAATCAATTTATAAGATCATTTATAAAAGACCCTAGCACATCATACAATGGTCAACCTATCGGAGGCTCCAAGGGCTTCTTAAAAATTATGAACAAGCTCTGTAGACAGACAAAGCCTGATGCTGTTGTTGTTGTATGGGATGGGCAAGGTGGTTCAAAGAGGCGCAGAAGTATGAACAAGAACTATAAGTCTGGTAGAAAGCCAGCCAGACTTAACCGTGTTAACTCCGTCTTAACAGAACAACAGGAAAACGAATCAAGGGTTGAGCAGCAGATTAGGCTCATGGAGTATCTTAACAACACTCCAGTGATTCAGTTTATTGAACCAAACATTGAAGCTGATGACGTGATTGCATTTCTGTCAAGGTTTACAAAGTTTAGAGATTGGCAGAAGGTAATTGTATCTAGCGACAAGGATTTCATACAGGTGCTAGACGATAAGACTGTCCTGTTAAGACCAATTCAAAACGAGGTGCTTAACACAAATAAAGTTTTGGACAGCTATGGCATTCACCCAAACAACTTTGCTTTGGCTCGTGCAATAAGCGGAGATAATAGTGATAATTTAAAAGGTGTGCCAGGTGTTGGGCTGGAAACTCTTCGCAAGAGATTTCCAGTGCTAGCCAATGAGAGAGGTTGCGACTTTCAAACTATTTTTGAGCATTGTGAAAAAATGCTTGAAGAAAGTAAGTTGAAGGTATATACTAATATTCTAAGTAATAGAGATGTTGTGATGTCAAACTATAGAATTATGCAATTAGCTTTGCCTAGTATCTCCGCACTAACAAAACGGAATATAAATGAGGTAGTTGATAATCACCAACCAGAGTTTAATAAAACTAAGTTTAAGGGTATGATGTTTAAGGATGGATTTGGTGAAATTTCTTTGTCAGATTTTTTTCAAACTTTGAATCGCATTGTTGCCTCTAAATAAACAGGGAAAGATATGACGCACGACCAAGAAGATTTCTCCAGATTTGGCAAGTCTTTCCAGGAAGACCTTTGCCAACTGGTGTTGATGGATAGGCCCTTTGCTGATCAGATATTTGAAGTTCTAAATATCAACTTCTTGGAATTGAAGTATCTCCAGGTATTTATCAAGAACATTAAATCTTACAGAGAGAAGTATAAGGTTCATCCAACTGAAAACATTATGCGCTCTCTGATAAGAACAGAGCTTGTTAACGAGAGCGAGTCTATCCAGATAAGAATTAGAGACTATTACGCTAAGGTTCTTTCTACCAGGATGGAACCAGAAGGCGCGGCATACATTAAAGATACTGCTTTAGATTTTTGCAGAAAGCAAAAGCTTAAAGAAGCTATGATTAAATCCGTTGACCTTATTAAGAAATCTTCCTTTGAACAAGTTCGTAGCGTTATCAACGAGGCACTGGTCCTGGGTAGTGACAATGACTTTGGGTATGAGTATTTAAAAGATTTTGAAAAAAGATTTGAGCTTAAAGCCAGAGATCCCATAACAACTGGCTGGCAGTATGTTGACGATATTTGCAAAGGTGGTCTAGGTAAAGGCGAGCTTGGTGTTGTTATTGCTCCCACTGGTGCTGGTAAGTCAATGGTCTTAGCACACTTGGGTGCAACTGCTGTTAAAGCAGGCAAGAAGGTAATACACTACACGCTAGAGTTAGCAGATACTGTTGTGTCTTTGAGGTATGATAGTTGCATTACTGGCATTGAGCTTTCAAATCTATCTGTATTTAAGGAGAAAGTATATGATGAAATCAAAAACATAGAGGGCGGTCTGATTGTTAAGGAATATCCAACACGCTCTGCAACAATATTAACTATTAGGAATCATTTGGAGAAGCTTACAAACCGTGGTTTCCAGCCAGACATGATTATTGTTGACTATGCCGACTTAATAAAACCAGAATCTTCTTCAAAAGATGAGAAAAGACATCAACTGGAGACTATTTATGAAGAGTTACGAGGAATTTCTCAAATCCATGGCTGTCCAATTTGGACCGCATCACAAACAAATAGGTCTGGGCTGAATGCCGAGGTCATTACAATGGAGTCTATTTCGGAGGCGTTTAATAAATGCTTCGTTGCGGATTTTATCTTCTCTGTCTCTCGGACGGTAAAGGATAAGAATGCCAACGGAGGCAGGATCTTTGTTGCCAAAAATAGAAACGGACCAGATGGGTTAATTTATCCCATCTTTATGGACACTAGTTGTGTCAAGATAAAAGTGTTGCCACCAGTGGATGATTCAATAGAAGACATTACAGAGAATGCTCATAAACAGCAGATGGAAAACATGAAGAAGATGTATAAAAAGTATAAAAAGGAGAAAAGTTAGTATGGATATATCAAACGAAATTTTATCAGAGATCACGGTTCACATGAAGTACGCTAGATATCTGGAAGACAAGCAGCGTAGAGAAACATGGGATGAACTTGTAACAAGAAACATGAACATGCACCTAAAGAAGTTCCCAGAACTTGAGTTGCAGATTCGCAAGGCTTACAAGATGGTTTATGATAAAAAGGTGTTGCCTTCAATGAGGTCAATGCAGTTTGGCGGCAAGCCTATTGAAGTTGCACCCAATCGCATTTTTAACTGCGCCTTCATGCCTGCAGATGATTGGCGTTGTTTTGGCGAGGCCATGTTTTTATTGTTGGGTGGAACTGGTGTTGGCTACTCTGTTCAAAAACATCATGTTGAGAAGCTCCCAGAGATTACTAGGCCCAACATGAAACGCACAAGAAGGTTCCTCGTCAACGATTCAATTGAGGGTTGGGCAGATGCTGTGAAGGCTCTAGTTCGTTCCTACTTCAACGGTGGCTCTAGATTAAAGTTTGATTATTCCGATATACGACCAAAGGGTTCTGCGCTTATCACGTCAGGTGGTAAGGCCCCTGGGCCTCAGCCCCTTCGTGAGTGCCTTGTAAAGCTTGAAGGTATGTTGGCAGAGAAAGAAAATGGTGACAAACTATCTCCTATTGAGGTTCACGATATGATATGCCATATTGCTGACGCTGTTTTAGCTGGTGGTATTAGACGTGCAGCCTTGATCTCTCTGTTCTCAGCTGATGATGAGGATATGATTGCAGCAAAGACTGGCAACTGGTGGGAGACAAACCCGCAGCGTGGACGTGCAAACAACTCAGTGGTGCTATTGCGACACAAGATTGACAAAGAATACTTTATGAATCTCTGGAGCAGAGTCAAAGCATCAGGGGCAGGTGAACCTGGCTTCTACTTCTCAAATGACAAGGACTGGGGCACTAACCCATGTTGTGAGATTGGCCTAAGACCATATCAGTTTTGTAACTTGACAGAAGTAAACGTATCTAACGTTGAGTCCCAAGAAGATTTTGATGACAGAGTAAAGGCAGGAGCTTTTATTGGCACGCTGCAGGCAAGCTATACAGACTTTCACTACCTTCGCGATGTCTGGCGTAGAACGACAGAGAAGGATGCACTCATTGGAGTCTCCATGACTGGAATTGCATCTGGTGCTGTGTTGAAACTTGACATGAAGCAGGCCGCAACTGCTGTAAAGGAAGAGAATGCTAGAGTTGCTCAGTTGATTGGTATCAAACCAGCAGCAAGAACAACGTGTGTAAAGCCAGCAGGCACAACTAGTTTGACCCTTGGTACCTCTTCTGGCATTCACGCTTGGCACAATGACTACTACGTCCGTCGTTTGCGTGTTGGCAAGAATGAGCCCATCTATAGTTACTTGACTAGCAATCACCCTGAGCTTATTGAGGATGAGTACTTTAGCCCTCACACAACAGCAGTTATATCCATTCCTCAGAAGGCACCAGAAGGCTCTATTCTTAGAACCGAATCTGCGTTGCAGCTTCTGAAGAGAGTAAAGCATGTAACTGATGAATGGGTAAAGCCTGGGTTTAGAAAGGGGCAGAACACACACAATATTTCAGCTACTATCTCAATTAAAGATGCAGAGTGGGTTGATGTTGGTGAATGGATGTGGGAGAATAGAAGCAGTTATAATGGCTTGTCTGTCCTGCCTTATGATGGCGGCACCTATACTCAGGCACCATTTGAGGACTGTTCCAAGGAGACCTTTGAAGCCATGCTTGGCTCTTTGAGTTCTATTGACCTTACAAGGGTAACAGAAGAAGAGGATAACACCGATCTTAAGGGGGAAGCTGCTTGTGCAGGTGGTGCTTGTGAAATTAAATTTGTTTAAACTCTTGACAACCCTACCAACCTTTGCTATATTATAAAGACACTAATGACGAAAGGATATAAAATGTCTTTTGAGAGAGAAGAAGACCTTCTAACGAAGGATGAACATATCATTAATTTTATCAAGTCTTTTGTTGCCCTTGAAGAAGCTATGCAGCCCTTCAAGGAGCAAGTCAGAGATTTGAGATCTAGCTATGTTGAGAATGACTGGCTAACCAAAGCGGATATGAGAATGGCCGTTAAAGTATATAGGATGCTGAAGCAAGGAGATGATATTGAAATGGTAAACGATTTCTTTGATCAGCTTAAGAAACATGTGAGAGGTCCAGATGAATATTGAATCTTTAAAACCAAGAAACAGGCACCTTACGGTGGTGCCTCACTTCACTGAAGCGAAAACAGAAAACGGTGTACTGTTACCAGAGGATTATAATCCCGAGCAAACGAGATATATTGAAGCAACAGTTGTGGATGTGGCACCAGATTGCTCCGACCACATTAGGAGCATGAGGTATGAATCTTCAGAGCAATGTAAAATTCTTATTGACTCATCAATGTTACAGCAGGTAAACATAAAAGGTAAGCGCATTCACCTCATATTAGAGAACTATGTCATGGGTGTGTTTGCCCGAGCAGAAAAATTTTAAAGGAGGCGTTGTGAGAGTTGAACTCTTTGACGATGGTATAGGTGCGGTTGAATACATTTCACATATGGGTTCAGATTTGTCGGTTGTTAATGCGGCAAGAGTATCTTTCGGAACCGAAAAAGAAGAAGTTGACGAAAAAGATGTAAAGCTTATAAATTACCTTATGTCTCACAACCATAGCTCTCCTTTTGAGCATTGTGTTATTACGTTCCGCTTTACTGTTCCGTTGTTTATCAGAAGCCAGCACCATCGTCACCGCACATGGGCTTACAATGAAATTTCTCGTAGGTACACAGATGTTGATATGCAGTTTTATCAACCAAAGCAGTTTAGAACACAACACAAGAGCAACAGACAAGCGAGCACAGAGAACTTGATAGATCCAATCGTAGAATATAATAGGTGCGGCTTGCCAGTTTCTGGTGTCGCTTCTGGCATGGTAAGAGTTCATAACGCTGAGTCACTGAAGCTTTTTGAACGGCTTTTAGATGCTGGCGTCTGTAGAGAACAGGCAAGAGGTGTGCTGCCGCAGAACTTGTACACCAAGTATTACGGTACAGCTAATTTGCACAACTTACTTAAGTTTATATCTCTCAGAATCCACGAGGGCGCTCAATGGGAAATTCAACAAGTTGCAAAAGCCTGTTTAGAAATAGCTAAACAACACTTTCCTGCCTCCGTGCAGTCTTATATTGATCACAAAATGGAGTAATTATGCCAGTTCCAATGATAGCACTTTGCGCAATTATTAGCACCAGTTTCGGTCTAACAGAAAGAGTTAGTAAGCGTGCATGTACTTACGTTCCACACATTGTCGCAGAGGCAGAGAACAATAATATTGAGCCAACACTTTTAGCATCTGTTATCATGGTAGAAAGTGGATTTAGACCTCGGGTAGTTAGCTCTGCAGGTGCATGTGGTCTTACACAGGTTGTTCCAAAGTGGACAGGCGGTCCTGAAACCAATTTTAAAAAATACACTTGCTCTCAATTAAAGAATCCCAAGGTTGCAATCCGTGTTGGTGCTCAAATATTGTCCTACTCTATTAGGGTGTACGGCAAGGGTGACTTAGATACTGGCTTGTGTTTTTACAATGCGGGAACCAGATGTTTAAAGAGTGAACGATTCGTGCGAAGATTGTATTACACGAAAAAAGTAAAAAGCTACAAAAGCGTTATTGATGATGAGGGGTGTTAGGTGAAAAAGTTTATACTGTTGCTTTTTTTGTTTGCCTGTAGTGATACCACAACGACAGGCTCTACTACAACTCAAGACGCCACTAGAACTGTAAGTGTTGACGCCTCAGTTGACGTTACTATTGTATCCATACCAGATATCACGGTTGATGTTTGGGTTGACCCTTGCGAGGGACTTATTAACACAGATGAACTTTACTGTGACTGTAATCCTTCGTGTTGTCAGAGACAAACATGGTATTGCCCACCAACTGGTACAGAGATTCAAGCTAAATATGCCATTCTTGACATTTGTGGGGAAGATCTGGTGCCTTGTGACAGAAACCGTGATCCTAACTGTCCCCCTGCAGAGATCATTGAAGAAACAGCGTGTCAGCATGCATTTGACTGTCCTCCTGGGATAAATGAGGACTTCACTATGTATTATGATTGTGAAATTGATGGTGTCTTGGGTCGTCAAGAAGTTGTTTGTGATAAAGGCAGGCTGCATTATGGTGAGTGCGTTACTTGCTTTGAAGAAGAAGAGATCTGCGATTTTCAGGATAACGATTGCGATGGTAACATTGATGAAGGTCAGAGAAACGCCTGTGATGGTTGTGGCACTGTACCCGAAGATATTTGCGATGGCCTTGACAACGACTGTGATGGCACATCAGATGAGCAGCTTATAAGAGAGTGTGTGACTGCTTGTAACTCTGGTATTGAAGTGTGCTCCAGCGGCAACTGGATTGGCTGTACTGCGGTAAGGCCTGTTGATGAAGAGTGTGATGGTGAAGACAACGATTGCGATGGTTTGGTTGATGAAGGCTTGAATTGTCAGTGTCCTCCAGAGATGGTTGGTGCTTTAATACCATGCACAGAGCCTCCACTCTCTTGCGGTATGGGATTTAAAACATGTGAGTGTGTTAACGAAGACTGTGAAGTTACGGAGATGACAGAGTGTTTTGCATTATGCCATTGGGTTCCTGACGTTGATCCTAATTCTGTCTGTGATCCAATCGTCGGCATGCCAGTAAATCCTGAAGTTTGTAATAATTTTGATGAAGACTGTGATGTTTTGGTGGACGAGCAAGTAACAAGGGCATGCTATTCTGGGCCAGAAGACACTTTGAACGTTGGTGTGTGTGCTCCTGGTGAGCAAATATGTAACAGTGGTCAGTGGTATGGTATGGCACCCTCTGGTAGTTATATCGCGAATGTCTGTGGCGGCGAGACGTTACCATCAGACGAGATATGTGACGGAGCGGACAACGACTGTGATGGTATTGTTGATTACGGGGAAGAAATTCCAGATACAGACATACTATTTATTGTTGACTGGTCTGGCTCTATGGAAAATTATATCAATGCAGTTCGGATGGCGATGAATCGTTTCGCTCAGTCTTTTGAGGCAGAGGACAAATTAAAATGGGGCTTAATCGTCGGTCCAAAAATTATTTCTAACATGCAAGATCAGTGGGGCAATGAATACGAGGGTCTTATTCTAGAATCAGATATTGCATCGTTTGATGATTTCTTGAGTGCTTTTGCAGCGGTCGGTCAATTTGATAACCAGACAGGGCAAGAGATGTTGAAAGACGCGATGCTGTTATCAGTGCGCAGTATCTCTGGAAATATAAACTACGATTTTAATTCTTCTACTTGGGCAAATCGTATCAGTTCTGTGCCTGAGTTGTCACAATTTAAGGTGACTTGGAGATCAAACGCAGACAGAATTATGGTTGTCTTCACCGATGAATTTGATCAAAGCTACTTGGTGCCAAGAGTTGATGACCAGGTATTGGAAGATGCACTATCATCAACTCCAAACTTAAAAACATACGTTTTTGCGCAAGGATCTTTGGCATGGAGACGATATGCAAATGCAACTGGCGGTAGTGTATTCAGGCTATCTTCAAATCAGCAGCAAATGTATGATGATCTTATG